ACAATTTAGCTGAAGAAAACAACACAGAAGAAAACGAAGCTTATAACGACTTGCTAAATAACGTAGATATTGAATGTGATAGTTGGCACTGGTACGACAAACAATTATTTGAGTTGTACAAAAACACGAATAAAAGTTTACGACAAATAAGTAGTGAAACTAACATAAGTGTAACAAGTATATTTAATACTGTTAAAACTTGTAAAAAACGAATTAAAAATAACGTAGGTGAAGACTACCAAGATTTTATAAACCAAGATTACGAACTAATAAAAAAGAAAAAATGAAAAGTAAAGGATTAGGCGATACAATCGCAAAAATTACAGAAGCAACAGGAATAGACAAACTTGTTAAATTTATTGCAGGTGAAGACTGCGGATGTGACGAACGTAAAGAAAAGTTAAACAAACTATTTCCGTATGCAAAACCGTTGTGTTTAACAGAAGACGAGTTTAACACGTTAGACGCTTATTTTAAGCAAAACACGAACACACTTACAAGCGATGAACAAACAAGTCTAATAGCAATTAACAACAGAGTATTAAACCAAAAATTAACCTTCAGCACCTGTTCAAGTTGTTTAAGAGATTTAGTAAGTAAGTTAAGAGTAATTTACAACGAATATACTCCAGAACAAGCAGAAGAAGAAACGACTGAAGAAATATAAGTTAATAACGAAACAATAACGAAAAAATGGCTAACGAACAAAACTTAAAAAACTTTAAAAAAGGCGAAGTATCTAATCCAAATGGAAGACCAAAAGGAAGTAGAAACCGCAGCACTATTGTAAAAGAGTTGTTAGAATTTGCTTCAAGTCAAAAGAACGTTTTAACAGGCGAACAAGAAACTTTAACGCAAGAACAAGCAATTACTTTGGCTATGTTATTAAAGGCAAATAAAGGAGACGTAAACGCTTACAAAGCACTTATGGATAGTTGTTATGGAGCGCCTAAACAAACTACAGATACTAACTTAAGTGTTTCCGACTTTGATGTAAAAGACTTATTTAAAATTGATAGTCTTAAATAAAAAGTTTAATTATTTAGGAAGTCCTTCACGTTACTTTATTGTAACAGGTGGTCGTGGTTCGTCCAAGTCTTACAGCGTTACAACGTTCTTACTTTTACTTACAAAGGAAAGCGGACACGTTGTTTTGTTTACACGTTACACTTTGGTTTCGGCATCCATTTCAATCATACCGGAATTTATAGAAAAAATTGAGTTGATGCAAATGGAACAAGATTTTGTCGTAACAAAAGACGAAATAATAAACCTACAAACAGGAAGCAAAATAATATTCAAAGGAATAAAGACAAGTTCTGGAACACAAACGGCAAATTTAAAATCTTTACAAGGAGTTACAACGTGGGTTCTTGACGAAGCAGAAGAACTTACAGACGAAGACACGTTCGATAAAATTGATTTATCTATAAGGCACAAGACAAAACAAAACCGTGTTATTCTTATTCTTAATCCTACAACAAAAGAACATTTTATATACGACAAGTTCTTTGAAAGTAAAGGAATAGAACAAGGCACAACACTAATAAAAAACGATACCACGTACATACACACAACGTACTTGGACAATATAGAAAACCTATCCGAGTCTTTTTTAAAACAGGTTGAATACATAAAAGAACGAAGACCTGAAAAATACAAACACACAATACTTGGCGGTTGGTTAGACAAAGCTGAAGGAGTTATATTTACAAATTGGAAGATTGGAGAATTTAAAGAAGTTGGAGTAAGTGTGTACGGTCAAGACTACGGATTTAGTGCAGACCCTACAACTTTAGTCAAAACTAATATAGACAAAGCAAACAAAATTATTTACGTTAAGTTACTGTACTACAAACAGGCGTTAACCACAAGCCAAATAGCAAGGTTAAATTCAGACTTTGCAGCTAAAGATTTAATAGTAGGTGATAATTCAGAACCACGATTAATAAGCGAACTAAACGCTTTAGGTAATAATGTTGTGCCGACAATCAAAGGAGCAGACTCTGTTATTTACGGAATAAGTTTACTACAGGATTACGACCTTGTAATTACAGAAGATAGCATAGATTTAATAAAAGAACTAAACAACTATTCTTGGCTTGAGAAGAAGTCAAAAACACCAATAGACAAACACAACCACGCAATAGATGCTTTGCGTTACGCAGTAGCATATCAATTAGACAATCCAACAAAAGGTTTATATTTTATACGATGAACGATTTAGAAATAATGATGCAATGCGTACAGATTTACATCTACCAAAAAAAAGGTGTAAAGGTTCGTATTTATTTACGAGATATTAGGGATATTAATATGTTAAAACACGCATACGATTACATACAAAAAAACGAACACAACAAAAACACGAATAATTAATTATTAAGATATGAAGTTAGAAATAAACGTACCAACTACTTTAAGTGAAATACCATTAAAAAGCTACCAAGAATTTTTAAAAGTTCAACAGGGAAGCAATGACGAAGAATTTATAGCACAAAAAATGGTTCAAATATTCTGCGGTATAGAATTAAAGGATATTGTAAAAATGAAGTTGACAAGTTTAAACGAATTAATTTTACACTTTAAAAACTTGTTTGAGCAAAAGCCGAAGTTTCAACCAACGTTTAAAATAGGTACACAAGAATTTGGATTTATTACAAACCTTGAAGAAATAAGTTTTGGCGAATATGTAGACTTGGAAAACAATTTACTGAAGTGGGAAGATTACCATAAGGCAATGGCTGTTATGTACCGACCTATTAAAATGAAGTTCAAGGATAAATACGAAATAATTGATTACAAACCTATGGAAGAAATGAACGAGTTAATGAAGTTTACGCCTGTAGACATAGCTATTAGTTCAAGTGTTTTTTTTTGGAATTTAGGAAGCGAATTATTGACAGCTACGCTTACTTATTTGGAGCGGCAGATAAAGATGAACAAGAAGACGGAAACGAGTTTAGCGAACAAGCTCAATTTGGAAAACAATGGGGTTGGTATCAATCAGTTTATGCACTCGCTCAAGGAGACATTACAAGATTTGACACAGTCACCGGATATAGACTTACTATGTGTCTCAACTATCTTACCTTCGAAAAGCAAAAGCAAGAAATTGAACAACGCCAACTTAATAAACTAAAACGATGACAGGTTATTACAACTTATTAGACAAATTAAAAACACACTTTGACGCAGACGTTATTGTTAACACGGTAACACAAGGTGACATATTCAAAGTTGATTTAAGCAAACAAACAATATTTCCTTTATTACATATAATGGTAAATAACTGCACGTTAGACGAACGCACAACAACTTGGAATATTAGTTTAATAGCAATGGATATTGTAGACTTGTCCAAGAACGCAACAACTGATATATTTTTAGGTAACGACAACGAAATAGATGTTTTGAATACACAACACGCAGTATTAAATAGGGCGTATGAAATAATAAAACACGGAAGTTTAGCATACGATTTATTTATGGTTGAAGGAACTGCAAATTTAGAACCATTTACAGAAAGGTTTGAAAATTATATGGCAGGATGGACTATGACTTTTGACGTAGTAACACCGAACGAAATGACAATTTGTTAAGATGAAACAAAGCGAAGTACAAAAAGAACTTGAAAGGTTTCGCGATTACGTTATTAAAGAAGCACGTTCTAATTTAACACGAAGTCAAAAGAACGTTTCTAAGGGACTTTACGAAAGTTTAAAGGGAAATGTAAAGGCAATGCCTAATTCGTTAAGTATGGACTTTGAAATGAATCAATACGGGCAATTTCAAGACAAAGGAGTTAAGGGCGCAAAACCAAGTTTAGTAAAAAACGGAAAACAAAAAGCTCCGAATAGTCCGTTTAGTTTTAAAAGTAAAATGCCACCTGTTGAACCTTTGAGTAAATGGGCGCAAAAAAAGAATATAAGATTTAGAAATGCAGACGGAACATTTGCAAAGGGTGGTTATAAAAGTTTGGGTTTTTGGTTGCAGAAAAGAATATTTGCACAAGGAATAAAACCGAGTTTATTTTTTACCAAACCATTTGAAGCTGCGTTTAAAAGATTGCCTGATGAACTTGTTGAAAAGTTTGGGTTGGATGCAATGAATTTATTTAAACAAACACAATTTAAAAACG